CTAAGTATCAGTATCAGAGTTCTTTCGTCGCGGACCAAGAGATAAACATGTTGGCATGTCTTACTGAAATCATGGTGGAGTGTAACTTTAAATGAATATCCAAATTGAGTTATCCAAGGATGTAGAATACAAGGGTAAGAAGCTTGGTAAATATATCTGGAACCTAGAAGAAAAAAATAATCATGTGACTGGGTTCTGTGATTCACTTGATGAGTGTTTTGTTGAAATTATGAGGTTCAAAAATGTTGAAACAAATTAAATCACATTGGTACTATGTGTTCTGGGGCATTGCAACTGTCTCAGTGGTGGCGGGGCAAGTGTATGTTGGTTCTGGATATAGAGAGATGGCAAACGAAGTTCGTATTGCCAGAGAGAGTACAACTGAATTTGTAAAAGAAATGACGGGGTGGATGCCATGGGTAAACTGGGACTGAGTACAATTTTATTTCTGACAATGGTTTCAGGTCCAGCTCTTGCTAGACCAAACAACTATCGTCAGCCTGGTGGATCACAGGAGACTAAGTGTTATGAGAATGTGTATCGTGAAGAGTATGTTCCTGGCACTAGAAACAATCCTGGATATATCAAGAAGTATGATGAGAGAGTAGAGGTTCAGTGTGAGAAACACGAAGTCTATCCACAACCTTATCCTCGTCAAAGACAGAGTAATGTAGACGACAATTCCTGTATCGAAGGATCCATCCTTGGAGGACTTGGTGGAGGCGCACTAGGTGGTGTTCTATCCACACAGGAGAACTGGATCTGGTCTATCCCTGCTGGTATCATCGGTGGCTCCTTGGTGGGTTGTCAGATCGATGGTGGTTGATTTAAACTAAACATTTATTATTGAATTATGGAAGTCAAAGTATTACGAATGAACACAGGTGAAGAGATCATCTACACCCAGATCAATGAGACTGATGAGTATGTCGAAGTGGAGAATGCACTGGTAGCACTTCCTAATGCACAAGGTCAGATTGGATTTTCTCCCTGGTCTTATCTCTCTGCAGATGATACTACAATCAAAATCTCTAGGGATTATATTGTCTATATCATTGATGCCAAAGACATGGTTGTGGAGAACTATAAAAAAATCTTTTCTAAGATTGAGACCCCTAGTAAGAAGTTGATTCTTTGATATGGAATTAAAGGACTGGTTGAATTCTATTAACTTCAATAAGGAGAATCTTATTGAGGAAGACTCTACTCTTGCCAAAGAGTATCCACCCTTTATTGTCAACAAATGTTTGTCAGGTCATTTGGATTGTGTGTTGTTAGCCAATGAAATGAATCGATATCATTTTCTTGATAAAGACATGCAATATAATTTTTATCTAAATATATTGAGAAAGAAAAAGAGATTTTCTCCTTGGTTACGTAAGGAGAAGGTATCAGATTTAGAGTATGTCAAACAATACTATGGTTATAGTAACGAGAAAGCATCTCAAGTTCTGAAAATCTTATCTGATGAACAAATTGAATTTATCAAACAACGACTTGACACTGGTGGTACTAAATGACGAATACTGTTGAACCTCAGGTTAATTGGTCTCAGAGCCAGATGGTTGAGATCAGACTTAATGAACCTGATGACTTTCTTAAAGTGAGAGAAACACTGACTCGTATCGGAGTTGCTTCTAGAAAAGAGAAGAAGCTCTATCAGTCTTGTCACATTCTTCATAAACAAGGTAAGTATTTCATCGTCCACTTCAAAGAGTTGTTTGCTCTTGATGGTAAATACGCCAATCTTACTATTAATGATGTTCAGCGTAGGAATCGTATTACTAAGCTTCTTGCTGATTGGGGACTCATTACGATAGTCAAAGAAGATAGTGTTCTTGACATTGCACCCTTGAATCAGATTAAGGTATTGTCATACAAAGACAAGAGTGATTGGACTCTGGAACAGAAATATAATATTGGTAAACGAGGTAAACCCGAAGAGGAAACTCAATGATCGTTGGAATCACTGCCGTTCTTTTAGTTCTGACTAGTTATGGAATTTACTTAGCCTTTGGACCACCCAAAAACGACTTAGAAGACACATTCGATCATCACGACGATTAATTCAATGATAACCGAACAATAAAAAGCGGGTTTCCACACCCGCTTTTTTCATGCTTGTGGTATAATTAGTATGTCAGAGGAGAGGGGGTTCAACTCCCCCTTTGACGCCAAGGATGCCTTCGGGGTCCACACAACACACTCTCGCTTATTAAGGAGAAGTCACATGACACTTGCAAAGTATAATGCTGCCAACTTAGATCAGCTAATGGACAGGATTGCAAAGAATTCTATCGGTATGGATGCATACTTTGATAGAGTATTGAATGCATCTGTTCACAATTATCCTCCCTACAATGTCGTTCAGGTAAATAGTACTGAGACGCGACTGGAAATTGCACTAGCCGGATTTAAGAGAGAGGAGGTACATGCTTACACCGAGTATGGAAAACTTTATGTCGAAGGGAAGAAAGAAACTTCCGATGAGGACAGGACGTATATCCACCAGGGACTGGCTCAGAGAAACTTTGACAGAGCCTGGACCCTCGCTGAAGATACAGAAGTCACCAACGTCGTATTTGAAGACGGACTTTTGTCAATCACCCTCACTAAAGTTGTTCCCGAACACCACCAACGAAGAGACTACATCTAAATAAAACATATCGTCGCCGCCCGGGTTCAATGGCCAAATCCATTGACACCCGGCTTTTTTTATGGTATGATACCCGTGAGTCAAAATGACGTATGGCAGCCAAGAAAGAACACGTTGATGTCGTCCTTCCCACAACCGGTGAAGGTGTTGAGTATGAAGTGATCAGTCGTGAAGTGACTGAAAATGCTCACCGTAATTGGTCTGATATTAAGTCAGATCCTTATGATGAGATTGTAGAACAACGTAAGAAAACATCCTACGGTAATCCCGAGGAAGTATTTGAAACCTATGAGACAGTAAGGTATCGTAGATATCACCCTGCTCCTGATCCTGTGGCACCTGTTGCCGTAGAGGAAGTTAAAGCACCAATAGATAATAAAGTCAAAGTAAAACCTAAAACTGTAGAAGTAGAATCATGAGTACAAGATTGTTGTTGTTGAAGTCTGGTGAAGACGTGATCGCTGATGTCACTGAGATGTTGGTGGAAGATAAAGTAGTTGGTTACTATCTCAAATATCCATGTCGTGTCAATCTGGTCAGTAATGTAGAGAGAACGGAAGGATCATCTAAGATCCCTTCTAAGATTCAGCTCCTTCCATGGATGCCGATGAGTAAAGATAAGACCGTTCCTATCCCCTCAGACTGGGTGGTTACAATCGTTGAACCGATTGAACAAGTAGAAAACATGTTCCTTGATGGAGTTGAAAAGTATGAAAAATCTAAAGTTGATAGTGTTGACGAATGATCTTATTTTGATCACTCAAATTGAAGAGGTAACAACAGATCTGGGTGAACCTGATTGTAAGTTGATTGAACCATTCACTCTCAAAAATGATGGCACAATGAGACCATGGTTGGTGGATATCACCTCCCAAAATACATTCATGATTCACTCTGACAAAATCTTGACTATGGCTGACCCAAACGGTAAACTGATTGACAAATACGAAACCCTGGTGAAGGAATGAGGTTTTATACTAATGTCCAGGTTGTTGGTACGAACTTCCTGGTCCGTGGTTATGAGAATGGACAAAGTGTTCAATTCAAGGAGGAGTATTCTCCCACTCTCTATGTTAAATCAAAGCGTGAATCAAAGTATAAAACCCTTGAGGGAGAAAATGTAGAACCCATTCAACCGGGAACGGTAAGAGATTGTAGAGAGTTCTACAAGAAGTATGACGAGGTAGATAACTTCAAAATCTACGGTAATGATCGATATGTATTCCAATACATATCTGACAAATATCCTGAAGATGAGATCAAGTTTGATATCAAAAAGATCAATCTTGTAACAATCGACATCGAGGTTAAATCTGAAGAGGGATTCCCTGATCCTGAGAATTGTGCTGAAGAGATGTTGACTATCTCTATTCAGGACTATGCCACAAAACAAATTAAGACTTGGGGTAGAAAGCCTTACACACCATCACAGGATAATGTAACTTATTATCATTTTGATGATGAGATTGCAATGCTCAACTCATTTCTATATTGGTGGAGTAACAATCCTCCTGAGGTGGTGACTGGTTGGAACTGTCGTTTGTATGATATCCCTTATCTCTGTGGCCGCATTGATAGAATCATGGGGACAAAGAAGATGAAACTATTGTCACCATGGGGTATCATCAGTGAGGAACAAATCACGATTAAGGGTCGTGAGTTTAACACCTATGACATCGCCGGTGTTACTACACTGGACTATTTGGAACTGTATAAGAAGTTTACTTATACCAACCGAGAGAGTTATCGACTGGATTATATTGCTGAGGTGGAACTTGGTCAGAAGAAACTAGACCACAGTGAGTTTGATACCTTCAAGGAATTCTATACTGGTAACTGGAAGAAGTTTGTAGACTACAACATCGTTGACGTGGAACTTGTTGACCGAATGGAAGACAAGATGAAGCTGATTGAGTTGGCCTTGACTATGGCATACGATGCCAAGGTGAACTTTGTTGATGTGATGTATCAGGTCAGGATGTGGGACACCATCATCTTTAATTATCTCAAGAAGAGAAACATTGTCATCCCTCCCCGTGACCGAACAGAGAAGGACAAGAGGTATGAGGGTGCCTATGTGAAACAACCTGAGCCTGGTGTCTATGACTGGGTGGTGTCGTTTGACCTTAACTCCCTATACCCACACCTGATGATGCAGTATAACATCTCACCGGAGACCCTGGTGGAAGAGAAGCACCCGTCTGCAACCATCGAAAAGATCCTGAACAAGGAGCTGACCTTTGAAATGTATAAGGACTATGCCGTGTGTGCTAATGGTGCTATGTTCCGTAAAGACATCAAAGGTTTCATGCCCAAACTGATGGAGAAGATGTATGCAGAACGTAAAATATATAAGAAGAAAATGCTCCAGGCCAAACAGGAGTATGAGAAGAACCCAACCAAACAACTAGAGAAGGATATTGCCAAATACAATAACTTCCAAATGGCTAGAAAGATTGCTCTCAACTCTTGCTATGGTGCTATTGGCAACCAATACTTCCGTTTCTTCAAGCTTGCTAACGCCGAAGCAATCACCCTGTCAGGACAAACATCTATACGATGGATTGAAAATAAGATGAACGGGTATCTAAATAACCTGTTACAAACTCAAGACACAGATTATGTCATTGCATCTGACACTGACTCAATCTATATTAACCTTGGACCTGTTGTTGATAAATTTCTTAGTTCTAAGTCTGGCGACAAAGCAGCAGTTGTATCCTTACTTAACAAGATCTGCGAAGAAAAGCTGGAACCGTTTATCGACACGTCGTATCAGGAACTTGCGTCGTATGTAAACGCTTATGACCAGAAGATGCAGATGAAACGGGAGAACATTGCAGACCGTGGAATCTGGACAGCAAAGAAGAGATACATTCTCAATGTGTGGGATAGTGAAGGGGTAAGATACTCAGAACCAAAACTGAAGATCATGGGTATCGAGGCTGTAAAGTCATCGACCCCTGCGCCCTGTAGGACCATGATCAAGGATGCCCTTAAGTTGATGATGAACGGAACTGAAGATGATGTCATCAAGTTTATTGATGAATCTCGACAGAAGTTCAACAGTCTTCCTCCAGAAGAGATTGCCTTTCCTAGATCAGTCTCTGATGTGAAGAAACATAAGAGTCATTCAACCATCTATGCCAAGGGTTCTCCTATTCATGTGCGTGGTGCTCTTCTATATAATCATTATATCAAAGAGAAAGGACTACAGAACAAGTATTCCTATATCAACAACGGTGAGAAGATTAAGTTCCTCTACCTTAAGAAGGCCAACCCTATCAGGGAGAATGTGATCTCCTTTATCTCAGAGTTCCCTAGGGAAATTGGTGTTGACAAATATATCGATTATGAACTACAATTTAACAAAGCTTTCCTTGAACCTCTCAAGACCATTCTTGATGCCATCGGATGGAATGTTGAGAAGACTGTAAACCTTGAATTATTTTTTGGCTGATGGATTTCCTTAAAGATATTGTAAAAGAAATTGGAGATGACTATTCAAAACTCGCATCAGACATCGATGACACAGAACACTTTGTGGACACGGGTTCGTACATTTTTAACGGACTCGTTTCAGGTAGTATATTTGGCGGGGTATCTGGGAATAAGATTACTGCCATTGCTGGGGAGTCTTCTACTGGAAAAACTTTCTTCTCACTTGCGGTTGTTAAGAATTTCCTCGATTCTAATCCTGACGGTTACTGCTTATACTTTGACACTGAATCCGCAGTTAATAAATCCCTACTCGCGAACCGTGGTGTTGACCTTACTCGTGTCGTCGTTGTTAATGTCGTTACCGTCGAAGAATTCAGGACTAAAGCTCTGAAGGCTGTTGATATATACCTGAAGAAACCAGAAGACGAACGCAAACCTTGTATGTTTGTCTTAGACTCTCTAGGTATGTTATCTACAGAGAAAGAAATTAGAGACGCCCTTGACGATAAACAGGTCAGGGACATGACCAAATCCCAACTGGTCAAGGGCGCATTTAGAATGTTGACATTGAAACTTGGTCAAGCAAACATTCCACTGATTGTTACCAATCACACCTACGATGTCATCGGATCTTATGTCCCTACTAAGGAAATGGGAGGCGGCAGTGGCCTCAAGTATGCCGCGTCTACGATCATTTATCTCAGCAAGAAAAAAGAAAAGGATGGAACAGAAGTTGTCGGAAATCTTATCAAAGCTAAGACGCACAAGTCGCGTTTGAGTAAGGAGAACAAAGATGTTACAGTACGCCTTTATTACGATGAGCGTGGTCTTGATCGATATTACGGTCTTCTTGAACTTGGTGAACTCGGTGGACTTTGGAA